CAGTAATGCAATATCTTAAAGCTCATAAAGACAAATATCAGAACCTAATTTATCTAACTGATGGTGAATATAGTATTGAACAGACACAACCATGTAAACCTGTTTTATGGGTTCACTGTTCAGGAAGAAGAATTAATGAAGAATTACCTGGTGCTAAAGTACAAATTGCATGACCTTAATTAATAACTTAAATTTAATTATATTAAAAAATAAGAAAAATGGCTAAGAAATCAACATCAAAAACAAACGCAACTGTATCATTAAATGTCCATGAATTAAAGGACTTTTTGAAACACATTATTGATAACAATCGTTATCTACAAGAAAATAATAAACCAATGGTGAGTACTGAAGTAGTAGGTGACTCAGGTATTGGTAAAACATCTTCTATTATTCAATTAGCAAATGAATTAGGATTGAATTTTGTTAAATTGAACCTCGCACAAATTGAAGAAATTGGTGACTTGGTTGGTTTTCCAATTCGTCAATTTGAAATGACAGATACTAAAGATAGAGTATGGGTAGATGAAAATGCAGTTGATGACTATCGTAAAGAAGGTTTTGCAACTACAGGTTTGAACCGTATGAGTTATTGTCCGCCAGAATGGATTAGTGGTAAAGACAATGGTGGTATATTATTGTTGGATGACTGGAATCGCGCTGATATGAGATTCATTCAAGCTGTAATGGAGTTAATTGATAGACAACAATATATTAGTTGGAAGTTACCTAAAGATTGGCATATCATCTTAACAAGTAATCCTGATAATGGAGATTACTTAGTTAACAGTATTGACAACGCTCAAAAAACGAGATTCATTAGTGTTAATTTAAAGTTTGATCTTAAATGTTGGGGTAAGTGGGCTGAAGAAAATAAGTTGGATGGTAGATGTATTAACTTCTTATTGATGCATCCAGAGTTAGTTACTAAAGAAATTAACAGCAGAAGTGTTAGTATGTTCTTTAATAGTATTAGTTCAATTAAAACATTTGAAGATCAATTACCATTAATTCAAATGATTGGTGAGGGTTCAGTTGGTAGTGAGTTTAGTACTTTGTTTACTATGTTCATTAATAACAAATTGGATAAAATGATATCACCAGAAAATATCATGACACAAGATGAACAGTATGTACTTAATACACTTAAGAGTTTAGTTGGTAAAGATAAAGCATATAGAGCTGATATTGCGTCAACATTAGGTACAAGGGTTGCTAACTATTTAGAGTTTTATGCTAAAGAAAATAATGTTGAAAAACCACTAATTGAACGTATCAGTAAAATTGTTACCGAAAAAATATTCGCCACTGATGTATGTTATAATATGGTTAAGTCGATTTATAATAGTAATCCAGGTAAATTTAAACTGATGATGTTAAATAAAGAATTGGTTAAATACATTACCAAATAATGTTGGTGTTGATTAGCCTGAGGGGTAAGCGTGAGCTTACCTCTCTTATATATTTATATATGAACATCAAGAAAAATTTGGCCTCCCAAGAAATTTTCCATATTTTTTTAGAGCACTAATAAGTAACTTATGAGTAATAAGAGTGAAGTAGGAATAAGGTTATTGACGTTAAGTGATTGTGATTATTGCGAGTGGTTAAAGAGTGAATTAAACGGTTGCGGGTTAACCTATGAGAATATTGATGCCTATAAATTTCCTGAATTTGCTGATAAAATAGAGGATAAATTTAAAACTAAATCATACCCAATTGTGTTTATTGATTTAGGAGTTAAAGTAATTACTATCGTCTCAGAAACAGAGTTGGAGACATCAGATAAATTACTTACATTTGATACAATACCAGACTTAATTAATATTATAAAAAGATATATATGAGATATAAACAACCAGTACAAAACAAACTAGACCAACTTGAAAACATGTTAATCGGTTTTGAATCACAGTTTTCAAATCCTAAGTTTACATCATTACTAGCTAAAGAAATGCTTAGTAAATTAAAAGATAAAGTTGAAGAAATTAGAACATTAATTAACTCCGAACAATAAAAGTTATGCTAACACCAGAACAAATTCAAGCTAATTGGACTAAGTTTTTAAATACTATTGACACATACATCTCAGGTGAGCGAGGTGAACAACTTAAAGCCTTCTATCTCAAACATGAAGAGCGTTTTGTTATGATGCCTGCTTCACATCGTCCACAATACCACAACTGTTTCCCAGGTGGTTATATTGATCATGTTAATCGAGTTGTAGACGCCGCTCTTAAAGTAGATCAAGTATGGCGTGAGTTTGGAATGGTAGATACTTATACAACTGAGGAACTTGTTTTCTCAGCTATCAATCATGACTTAGGTAAATTTGGAGATGAACAAAACGCAGCTTACATTGAACAAACAGATCAATGGAGACGAGATAAGTTGAATGAAACTTATATGTTTAATGATCGTTTAGAGTATATGACTGTTCCTGATCGTGGGTTACATCTATTAATTAGTAATGGTATTTTACCTACTAAAAATGAAACATTAGCTATTAAGTTACATGATGGATTATATGATGAAGCTAACAAACCATATTTAATCACTTTCAACCCAGAAACTAAACCACGTACTTCACTTATTTATGTTGTTCATCAAGCGGATTTATTAGCCGCCAGAGTTGAATTTGAGATGGAATGGTTACCTAAGTTGTTAGGACCAAAGCAAGAACAACCTAAAGAATCTAAAAAAGATAATTTTAAATTAAATAAAAATAATTCGGCTGTTAAGCAGAAAGCCCTTAAAACAATGGCTAATCCGGCTTTAGCTGAACTAATGAAAAACATATGATACTAGGAATTATTTCAATTGTACTTTGGGTATTCACAATATTCGGATACATCATTTGGAACTTAAATCAAAAAGTAACTAAATTAGAGCAAATTGCTACTAAACAAAAAATCATTATTGATAGTGTAGCCGCTATAGTTGAGGAATCAAATAAACAACTACATCAAGTTGATTTAACTGAAGCATTTAAAGCGGATGATCAGATTGGTTTCTTCTTCCGTAACTTACAAAACATTCAAGATTCGTTAAGTCATTATTTAAAAAGCTAAGATGAGTGAAGAAGTATTGCTAACGAAGAAGGGGACTGTCCGTAAACGCAAACCAAAACAGTCAATTAATTATTTCACTCAGGAAACTGAAAATGCCATCATTGAGTATTTAAAATTAAGAAGTCCTAAAAAACGAAATAAACTTTTTAATGAAAAAATCAATTACGCGTTTCATAAATTGGCTGAGAATATCATTCATACTTTTAAGTTTTACTATACAGAAGTTGATACAATCCCTGAACTCCAACATGAGGTAGTAGCATTTCTTTTAGAAAAATTACATCTGTATGACCAGTCAAAAGGAAAAGCTTATTCTTACTTTGGTACTATTGCTAAACGCTATCTTATCCTATACAATAATGCTAATTATAAGAAACTAAAAGATAAAGCACCTGTTGAAGCTGTTGATGAGGATAAGTCAATATTGATTGATCTTGTAAATACTAGTGAAAAAGCTAATGATCTTGAACCAACATCATTTTTAAAACAATTCACTAAGTATGTAGATCACAATATATTTATTTTATTTCCTAAACAACGTGACGCTCAAATAGCTGATGCTATTATTGAGTTATTCCGTAAAAGTGAAAATATTGATGTTTTTAATAAGAAAGCCTTATACATCTATATTAAGGAAATGACTGAGGCATCAACACCTCAAATTACTAAAATTATCAAGCGTTTAAAAGTAATATATGTTCGTAAGTTCAATGAATTTTATGAACATGGACGTATTACTATGGCGCTATAACTCCTTACATCTTCCATATTTATATTAAATAGGAATGATGGATTTTAATCAAGTTATATTTAAGGACAAAACCTTTTCAAGCTTACTAGAAGACATATATAAAAATGCGTCTCGTAAGGAAAAGGAAATTAAATCATTAATCGACCAGCTCAAACCAATGATTCAAGAGCCAGGTGATGCAATGATGCTTGTACCATTACTTAAAGAGTATATGGAGATAGCTGTTAAAAATGACGAGGCCCTAATCAAAATGGCTGGTATTGTTCAACGCGCTATGTCAACTGGTCCTGGTGATGGTGGTGATGGTGGTATATTAAGTGAGCGAGATAAAGAATTATTATTCCAAGAAATTAGTGGTATTAAAATTGAAGAGCCAAAGCAATTAGGAAATGGGAGCTGAAAATGTCATAAAAACAGGTAATATAACAGCCGCCAATAACCAAACAACTGGTGTTGGAAATAATAATTTTAACCCTGCTTTATCTCAAAATATTCAGTATGGACGAGTTACTGCTGTAAATCCAGATCGTTCTATACAATATGAAATAATTCAAAATAGTTTACAAGTATCTAACTTAGTTAATAAAACTGTTGTTACAGGTAAAGCTTTAAATTTTAATCCTAACTTTACTCGTTTACCTGAAGTAGGTGAAATAGTTCCATTAATTAAAGGACCAAGTAAAACAGTTGGATCTCCTTCTAATCAATATGATCAATCAACATATTATATTTTAGGACCTATCTCAGTTCAGATGACTGTTGACGATAATAAGGTACCTCAAAATGTTCCTCAACCTAGAGAAAATTCAGTTAAAAATTATAAACTGAATGAAATAGGAGTTAATGCATCACCTACTCTAACCCCTTCATCTCCAACTCCTACCCCAACACCAACTCCAACACCAACTCCTACTGAAACACCTACTCCAACTCCTACTCCAACACCTACATTAGATCCTAGAGGAACATTTAAAGAAAATTACACTAATAGAGCCGGACAAGAATTTGAACTCTATTGGAGACGAAGTGGGTTTGCTATAGTAATGTCCG